GTAGCCACCTGTGCTAAAAAAACACCCTCTTCCTTGCTTGACTTACGCAGGTTACATGACTTGCAAAGCACCTGTAAGTTATCTAAGTCATGAGTACCACCGCGCTTGCGAGGAATGATGTGATCAATGTGCAAGGGTTCTTCATCTGATCCACAGTACCTACAGGTGCGACCATCACGGGCGAACACGCGCTCTTTGTGCGCTCTGTACTTTCTACTGTTTAGCTTGTCTAATGCCATCCCTTGTCCTTAAAGTGTTGCCATGCTTTACATGATGATCCATCATAGCGATGATCTAAGTATCTCATGTGTAGTTGTATCTGTTGCATAGGGTTCATGTCTTTAGCAATAGGATTCTTGATTTGTAGTAATCCATAAACATAAGACTTAGTAGGACTAGATAGATTACCAACCGCTTTGTGATTCCATGCTGATTCTTTACTGATAAGTAACTTAATGCATTTGGCTTCATGCTTAGGCATTGTGGCATTTATATACTTACGAGGATTGTATTTGAAGGCATCTATTTGCCCAGTATTAGCATCATACATTGGTGATAATAGAGTTATCCCAATAGCGATGGCTACCGAGCGAGCTATCCGCAAGCGGCTCGCTCTGTGCCCCTTATGGGCACTAGCCCTGAGAGTACCGAGTGTGTCAAGCATGTATTGTCTCCTTACAGGTAAAAGTGCTGGTCAAAGCCTTAATTGGCTCCCCCTTGCGTTGGGCGTGTCGCTAGTCTTTGCCCCATCCTTTGCCCTTAAAGTGAATTGGATTAGCTGTGATTATCTTTGTCATTGGTTCATTGCAATACTGACATAAGACTATTGGTCGATTGTGCCATCCATGATTGATCTCTTGATTGAGATTGCATCTTGAGCATTTGTAGTCATAGGCTGGCAAGTTAAGCACTTCCTTATCATGTATGACCCACATCCAGAGCAACGGTCTATGTCTGCTTCTGTAGGTTCTTTGTCTAAATGACCGTATTTAAGTTTCAATAATGGTAGCAAGTCACCGAGTCGGATGATGCAGGCATACTCCTCTGCATTCGTTCCTTGTCCGTTCAATCTCAAGATTGCAAAACCGAGTTCCCCCGAAACGGCTGTGCGTGCTTGGTATTGTCGGATCGTTGCCAATGGGTTAAACGATTTTCTGGCCTTCACTTCTGCGTCAAAAGGGACTCCAGTAATGTCTTTACCCTTTCCGCGACCAACGGATGCGAACTCCCAAACAGATGATAGGTAATCTGCCACGATTCGCTCGGTCGCGAAACCTCTGTACTTTCTGTGTTGATTAGCCATTTACCGCATGACATTTACGACATTGCCAAGCGCCTACAGATGGCTGTTCATCCTTGATTACAATGTTAGCAACAATGTCTCTAGCTTCTGTTGGCTCATTACACAATTGACAGTTGATGATTTCTATAAATGGAATGTCATCAAAGTTTACCCATCCACCTAATCCATCTGCATTATGAATCTCAATGTAACCCATTATGCCCTTGCCTTCTGTGGTTCCCATGTGCCTGAACTTGAGAGCTGATACCAAAGTGTTGGACACTTAGGCTCTGATCCTTGTACTCCAATGTGTCGGCAGAAATAGCCACCCCAAGCCCGGCCATTCTTCATGCCATCCTTAAACTCACGATCGCCATGCTTGCAGCTCGGCACTACTTTCTCTGTGCCCAGAATCTCTGCAACTGTGTTTACAGCTTGATCGATGGTTACGGGTGCAGCCACTTCCTTGATTAGTTCATCCTGCTCACCGAATGGTGTAGTCCAGTAATCCTTCTCAACTTTAGGAGCTGGAGCTTTGACTACCTTTGTCATTTCCTCTCGGCTTGCGCGTTTTCCTTTAGGAGCATAACCTGCATTTGCAAGCGCTCTGCCGATCGCCGAAGTTTCACAATTCTCCAATGCAGAAGTCTGATTGACACCTCTGCTAGTAACTGTTTCCTCTGCGAGGCCAGTAGCCCATGCAATCGCATCTGTAGAATTTTTATACAGATAAGCCTTAACAATGTATCTACTAGCCTCGATAACTTCCAATTCAGTTGAAATACGAAAATCTGGATAGTCCTTAATAAATTTCTCAAGTCTCACCTCTACTGGTTCATAGTCCGCTAGATTAAACATAAAGCCCATTTTCCTCTGTTGCTAATTGTCCACCGAGTGCGCCGTAGCTGCATAGATCGACCCAGTTATCAAGGTGCTGTGCTGATTGATTAGTTCTTGCAAGTTTAACAAGTACCATGATCCCTGCCACCTGATAGTCATGTATTGGCATTTGTAGGTATGCACTAAGGAGCATCGCTGTGTGTTGCAGGTTATCTGCCGGGTGACCGTATGAAAGGCCACGATCAGAGATTGTGTCTGTGGCGTTGAGTAAGATGTCACGAGCTATCATTCTTGCCAAAATTCTTGTCTATTTACAGCTCGACCTCTGTGATAACCCTCGCGCTTGCCTCGCTCATAACCTGATTCCCAGACATGTGCATAAATAATCCATAGTGCTAGTGGTATAAGAATCACCACTATGCCTACAACTTGATTGTCAGTCATTGTTACTCCTATCGCACCAGCGCCCTCGGCTGGTGACAGGCTTAGTGTTGCACAGCCCTACGACTATTTATGTTTTATTTGATAACGAAACGATAACGATTCTGCCTCATCTACTGCATCGTCTATCGTGCGCCTGACGGGAAAAATGTCTCTAACGAGGTCGTCCATAGACCTTGCCATTAACTATAAATGTGCCGTTCTTCTCAATGTAGATTAGATCAACTTGGACATTCTTGCCCTTGATGTACATGATGGCAAATGCCTGTTGCCAGTTAAAAGACCCCGTAGAACCGCCGTACAGGGCTTTAGAAAAGTCCATGAGGTTTCCCACCTCGACACCATGTAAAACACGCCCTAAACGGCCTCCAGAGGCTTCTGAGAAGGATGTACGGCCTGCTCTGTGAGTATGTCCAGAGATAACATTCTTACCGTTACGCCTAGCAGCTTCCATTGCGCTCAAACCCCCTTGAGACTTGATAGGTGAATGGTCGCCATGAACTGCCACCCAGTTAGGTGCCAACTGCATAGGCTTTTTATGGAAGGTAATCCCAAGCTCATCAAACTTCATAAACTTCTCAAAGCGAAGCTCTGGCAAGGATAGGAAAGATGGGATCTTCTTCATAATAATGTTGTATAGGCGATCTGTGTGATTAGACCTAATACAGTCAGTTACGCCAAGTTCCCATAGAAGCTCGACACAGCGATCACGATCATCGCCTAAAGTCTGCTCATAGGCTAACGGGGTGCCGTCACTCCATTTTGAGATACTTTGAAAATCGATTTCATCGCCGATCGTTACTGTTTGATCTGGCTTAAAGGTTTGTAAGAACTTGGCAATGTTGCGTGTTACATGAACATCCTCAAAGGGAACTTGAAGATCAGACAGTATAACTATTCGCTTAATCGTCATCCTCATCTTCGTAATCGCCGAACCTTTCTGGATCGATTGGAGATGGCAAGATCCACGCAGGATAAGCTGTTGGCTCAATGATGATTGCTAATGCTAAATCAACATCCATGCCTGCTCTACGCAATGCTCGATACATCTCTTGCAGGCTAATAGCCCAGGCATCAAGAGCTGTGTAAGTGTCTAGGTCTATAACCTTTTTTCTTGCCATAGGATAATTGTCACTTCTCTAAGATACGAAGGATAGTTTCGACACGCGCTTCCAGTAAGTTAATCTGATCGCGCATGGATGAGCCACTATTTGGCTTTAGCTCTTGAAGATAGTGCTTTACTAGCCATCGCACCGAGCCAATAAATGAACCAATAACGGTCGTAGCAGCAACAGCAAGAACCGCCATGTCCTCCGCAGTCATTATCGTTTAGGTGAGGCATAACCAAAGACGCCTGAAAGTATTGACCACAAAATTGCTCTGTAATCTGCATCGAAATTAGTTGCTGACCAAGCTGCTAGAAATGCTCCTGCTGCAAGGATTGCTGGATTCTTTAGATTCATAGTTTTCCGCCTAACATAGGTATTTGATAAAATTCACCCAGTAAGTCAGCTTCTTTCTTAAAGCTGAAATGCACATGGTGAACATGTTTGTTAGCCCCTGTGTACTTGCGCCACTTCCACCTAAGAATAGGG